TTGGCGGGAAAGTGCAGATGAACCGTCATAATTTCATCACCCGTAAGGGCGTGAGTTGTGATAGTTCCTCCACGGTCAAAAGGACCGCACTTTTTAAGACGTCGCTTGACGTCCCCGTCGGTGCAGAGAGCTGGGATGATGGAAGCCTTAAGGCCGCCTTGTCCGCTCACACCGGTTGGCTTGCGACTCATCTTGATGAGATCGTAGCAGCCATGAAGTCCGGTGTGATCTAACCTCTGTACGGCCGTGAGGCCGTATTCTCTAGGAGTGGCACATGAGCGAGTTGTTCGATGTCAGTACTCTAGAAGCCTGCATTGCTGCAGACCTTCCGGTTACGGAGTCCTTTCTAACCTCCGATATGACGATTCCTGACGCCAGATCGCTCTGGCTTAAGAACTCGTTGTTGAAGAAGTACGTCCCTTCCCCACCATCCAAGCCGAAAGGCTTATTTAAGATGGAACCCGACGACCCCATAGGGGTTGCGTACGGGGTGGCTCGTGATGCTTACAAGAAGCATCAAGCCATGCTCAAGCAGAAAACACTTGAGCTCTTCGAGGTGATGAATGAAAGGTGCAAAGACGCGTTTGACGTTGATGCATTTGATCAGATAGAGCTAACCACGCTCAATATCATGCGCGAGCGCTTATTCAGGCTCACGCACGATGCTGATCAGGTACTCCGTTACTCCCTTAACGAGAGTTTTGTTCAAGGGGGCAACGGGCCGGGTGCGGTGGTCGGCGACTGCGATAGTACTTTTTATCGCAAGATGTTCGCCGGCGATCTAGCTTCGACTAACACCCGGTTGCAGCAACACTATCAGTTTTATGGTCGCGGTACTTGGGGTAAAGCAGAGATCTTACGGTCTCTTTCCCAAGCGACCAACCTGGTAGCAGGTAGCAGTTTGGAGTTCGCTCCGAAAAGCAGCGAAATACTGCGTTTAATCTCGCCTCAGGCCCTTCTGGATATGTTCTATCAGAAGGGTACAGGCAAGTAGTTGGAAGACACCCTTCGCTTTTGTCTGAATATCGACTTGAGCGTACAACCGGATGTCAACCGTGAAATGGCGCGTTTAGGGTCTATGGACGGTAATTTCTGTACTATAGACCTGAAGAGCGCTTCTGATAGCATCTCTTGTAGCTTCCTTCGTTGGGTTGCGTCAAACGACTTCTACACGTTCCTTGATTGGCAACGTGCAAGTTATATGACGTTCCCTGACGAATACAAACGGGAGCCACTCAAACTTGAGATGTTTAGCACGATGGGGAATGGATTTACTTTCCCCTTACAAACGTTGCTATTCGCAGTGCTGGTTGAGAGTTGTTACGACGCGCTCGGGATCAAAATCGAGCGTGGTCGCGACGCACCGCGGAATTACTCCGTGTTCGGCGACGATATTATTGTGCGCAGAGATGCGTACGAATTCGTTTGTCGAATGTTGGAGAGGTGTGGATTCATAGTGAATGAAACTAAAAGCTATGCATCCGGCTCTTTTCGTGAGTCGTGCGGCGAGGACTACTTCCGCGGACAAAACATCCGCGGTGTGTACCTAAAGCAGGTACACTCTCCCGCACATATATACTCACTAATAAATAGGCTTTTACGTTGGTGCTGTCGTTCTGGCTTACTCTTGCCAAAAACGATAGCGTACCTTCGCGAACTGGTGCCTTTCAGGCCAGTTCCGTACCATGTTTCCGACACTAGCGGTATTAAAACCCCGCTAAAACGGTACCTGGGACGTAAAGTCGACAAGAACGGGTCCCCGATGTATCGAGGGCTCGAACCTGTCGTGCACCGCTCCTCTCGTGGAGACGAGGATTTTCCGGACGGTGTCCTATATAACCCCGATGGGCTTTTACAAGCCTTTGTCGGTGGTTACATTCGGAGCGGGAAAGAAGTCGTCCGAAAGGGCGTCAATACTTCCTTCCACCTTGGTAGACCACGCGTTACTCCCAACTGGGAATGTGGCCTACCGCTCGGCTTGACAAACCGAGAGTACGAAGTAGTGTACGACGCACTACTGCCGTGAGGCAGTAGTTCGTTG